ACTTTAAGCACACGCAGAGAGTTTTTTTCTGGGGTGGCGGGATTGAAAAAAAGGCGAAGCGAAAAAATGAGGGGCAAAAATTTGAATATGGCCGGCGGCCTGCGCTTTTGAAGCCCGCGCCCGATTGATCCCAGGTGGGACGATCGGACGCGGGCTTTTTTGTTTCCGCGCAGGGGCGCGGGCCGCGGACGCGAACCGCGCAGCCATGCCGCGGACGCGGTGGAGGCCGATGGAGAACAATCTGACAATCCCGGGCTGGGAGGACGACGAGTACCGGGCCTTCAAAGAGAAGTTCAAGGCGAAGAAGACGACGGACGACTGCTACACGCCGGAGCCGGTCTATGAGGCCGTGGCGGACTGGGTGGCGCAGGAGTACGCCGCCGACAAAAGCCGCTTTGTCCGCCCGTTTTTCCCTGGCGGGGACTATGAGCACTTCGCATATCCGGAGGGCTGCGCCGTGGTCGACAATCCGCCGTTTTCGATCCTGTCCAGGATCCTGACCTTTTACCACGGCCACGGGATCCCCTTCTTTCTGTTCGCGCCGGCGCTGACTCTGTTCTCCTCCGACTCCTCAACGCTCGCCACCTGCATCCCCGTCGGCGTGCAAGTGACCTACGAAAACGGGGCGCAGGTGCCGACGAGCTTTGTGACCAACATGGACAACCCGGAGATCCGGGTAAGGACTGCACCGAGTTTATTCCAGGCAGTGAAGGAAGCCAATGACCGGAACCTCGCGGCAAGCAAGAAAAGCCTGCCGCGCTATGAGTACCCGGATCAGATCCTGACAGCGGCCATGGCGCAGCGCTGGTGCAAGTACGGCGTCGAATACCGGCTTCGAGCGGCAGACTGTCTGCCGATCAATACACTTGACGCCCAACGCAGCCGCGGGCTGAGCATCTTCGGCAACGGCTTCATTCTGGGCTCCTCCGCTGCGGCGGAAAGAGCTGCGGCGGAAAGAGCTGCGGCGGAAAGATGGACGCTCTCGGATCGGGAGCTTGAGATCGTGAAGTATATCGACGCGCGGAAAACCGCAGGGGGCGGAGATGGCGAGCAAAGGACAGAGCAAGGAACAGATTTACGAGAAGCAGCTGCGCGAGCTGGGGATCTGGGAGGAGGCGTTTAAGCCGCTGGTGAAGGATCTCTCCCAGGCGGAACGGCAGCGGACACGGGCGCAGAAGGAATGGAGCGACAAGGCCAAAGCGGAGGCCAAGGAGCAGGGACGCGATCCCGCCAAAGCTAAACCGAGCTTTTCGGATGATTTGTGGGCGGTGATCTGCGACATCGACAAAAAGATCCTCGCCTACCGCGAGGCTCTGGGCCTTACGCCGAAGGCGCTGCGGCGGCTGCGGGGCCAGCCCACCGCCGCAGCCGGGCCCACGGCTGCCGAGGAGATCAGCGCGAAGCTCGACCGCATGCTGGAGATGGAGGACGTCGGGACGAGCTGGAGCTATGAGGAGCTTGTGTCCGAAACGGACACGGGAGACACCTCATCCGGCCCTGCGGGCCACCTTCCCCTCAAGGGGAAGGCTGCGGGAGACACCTCATCCGGCCCTGCGGGCCACCTTCCCCTCGAGGGGAAGGCTGCGGGAGATACCTCATCCGGCCCTGCGGGCCACCTTCCCCTTGAGGGGAAGGCTGCGGGGGCTGCCGATGGGTAAGCCGCGGCATCTGCAGGCGGTCATGGATTACGCCAGGGAAACCGCTGACAGTCAGCACGTGGAGGAGATGCAGCGCCTCGCCGCGCGGCGCTTCCTCCAGGATCTCAAGTCCGGGCGCTGGGATTTCCGGCCGGGGCTGCCGGAGTTCTTGATCGACACGGTGCAGGGCCTCTTCTGTTTCTCCCAGGGCGAGCGCCTGAACGGCACGCCGCTCCGGGGGCAGCCGATGGAACTCATGCCCTGGCACCTCTTCAGTTTCTACAACATCGGCGGCTTCTTCTACCCCGGCACGGAGATCCGGCGTTTTACCGAGGCGGACTGGTTTGCTCCACGCAAGACGGTTAAGACCACCGCGGGCGAGGGCCTGCAGACGGCGCTGGCCATGTACTACCGGCGATCCGGCGCAAAAGCAAAGACGGTGGCCGGATCGCTCAAGCAGGGCATGGAGGGCTTCGACTGGCTGGTCTACAACTTCCGGCGGCTCGGCCTGATCGCGCCGAATAACCCGCCGGGGAAGCTCAAGCTGCTGGACAGCAGCCTCGGCCACAGCATCGAGGGGAATTTCTGGGGCGGGCATATCGATCTGGAAACCCTGGCATTCAAACCGGAGCTCTTTGACTCGTTCAATGCGAATTTCGTGCATTTGGACGAGTTGGAGCTCTACAAAAACGCCATCCCCTACACCAGGCTGCGCGACGGCATGAAAGCCTACACCAACAAGCTGCTGCTGGCAACCTTTACCGCAGGCGACGACGGACTGGGCTTCGCGGCCCAGCACCGCGATCACATGGAGAAGATCCTGCGCGGGACGGTGACAGGCGTAGACGCCGACAGGACGTATTGCTTTCTGGCGCAGGCACCGAAGCTCGACAACGGGGACGTGGACTACCTCTCCCCCGTCGTGCACCGGGCGGCAAACCCCGCCTACAACATCACGATCCGGCCGGAGGACATGCTGGCGGCGGCGCAGCGGGCGAAGGAAAACCCCGCGACACGAAAAGAGTTCTATACCCGGTCGCTCAATATCTTTGTGAACAGCTTCAAGGCCTGGTTTGACCTGCAGGAGTTCCGGCGCAGCGACGAGCGCTGGCAATGGACGCAGGAGGAACTGGCAAAGATCGTCAAGCGCTGGTACGGCGGCGCCGATCTATCGAAGCTGCATGACCTTACGGCGGCATGCATCGTCGGCGAGGTGCCGCAGAAGGACGCGGCGGCGTGGCTTAAAAAGTGGGCGCAGGCCGGCGGGCCGCCGAGGGCGTCAACCCCTGCGGGCGAGAGCGCGTGGGAGCCGCCGGAGGACGTGCTGGTAGTGATCCCACACTGCTGGTTCCCGATCACCGCCGCGGCGGAAAAGGCCGACCAGGATCAGATCCCGCTGTTTGGCTGGCGGGACGACGGGTGGCTCGACATGCCGAATACCGCGAGCATGGACCCGACGGAGCCAGTCAAGCAGTTTATAGCCTGGCGAAAGGCCGGATTCAACATCGCCCGGGTCGGGCACGACCGGAAATTCGCCAGGAACTACTACACCGCCATGAAAAAGGCAGGCTTCCGGGTCAAGGATCAGCCTCAGCTCTACATCAAGAAGAGCGAGGGCTTCCGCTACATCGAGCACAAGGCGAAGGTCGGCTGCCTTTGCTATCTGCACGCGGAGCCCTACGAATACTGCGTTTCCAACGTGACGGCGTCCGAAAAGGCCGACGACGCCGTGCAGTACGAGAAAATCAGCCCCGAGCGGCGCATCGACGTGTTTGATTCTTCGGTGTTCGCCGTAGTCCGGCTTTTGATCGAGACAGAGCGAATGAGCGGAGGCGAGGGCTGGTTTGACGAGGATCAGAGCGAGCGAAGACACCCGATCGGGTGACACCTCATCTGGCGCTGACGCGCCACCTTCCCCTCAAGGGGAAGGCATAAGACGGGAGGATTGTTTGTGAAAAAAAATAGCAAAGCAAGACCCGCGAGAGATCATCCCACGACGGCAAAAGACGGCGCGCCGGTCAAGGCCGAGGGCGGCGGGGTGATGCTGCTGACAAACCGGCAGGGCTTTGACGGTTTCTGTCTCGAGGGCTACACGCGCCTCAGCGAGTGCCCGGAGATCGTGACGGCGGTCAACACCATCGCGAAGCTGATCGGCAGCATGACCATTCATCTGATGGAAAACACGGAGCGCGGCGACATCCGGGTGCGCTCGGCGCTTTCCGAGCTGGTGGACATCCGGCCCAACCGCTACATGACGCGCTCGGCGCTGATCCAGTGGCTGGTGCGGACGCTCTACCTCGACGGGCGCGGAAACGCGGTGCTCTTCCCCCGGACTGCGCGCGGGGAGCTCCGGGAGCTGATCCCGGTGCCGGCGGCCTACGTGTCCTATGTGCCGAAGGGGCTCTGGGAGTACAGCGTATGCATCAACGGGCAGGAGTTTGACCCGCGGGACGTGCTGCACTTCACCATGAACCCCGGGAGCTACTTCCCCTGGCTCGGCGAGGGCTTCCAGCTCTCGCTGCAGGACGTGGCGACAAACCTCCGGGAGGCCGGGAAGACCACGCGGGGCTTTATGCGCTCAGAATACAAACCGAGCCTTGTCGTCCAGGTTGACGGCATCGACGGGATGAACACGCAGGCAGGCCGAAGAGAGATCCTGCGGGACTTTGTGCAGAGCAGCGAGGCCGGGGAGCCCTGGGTGATTCCCGCCGAGCAGGTCGACGTCAAGGAAGTCCGACCGCTGACCCTCTCGGATCTGGCGCTTGCGGACTTTGTAAAGCTCGACAAACAGACGGTCGCGTCGATCCTCGGCGTGCCGCCGTTCGTTTTGGGCGTCGGTGAATTTAAGCGCGACTGGTGGAACAGCTTTGTCTCCACCGAGATCATGACCCAGGCGCAGGGCATCCAGCAGGTGCTGACGCGCGGCCTTGTCGAAGATCCTCGGCAGTTCTTCCGCTTCAATTCCCGGAGCCTGCTCAACTACTCCATGGATGAACTTGTGAAGGCCGGGGCCGAAATGGTGGACCGAATGGCGATGCGCCGGAATGAGTGGCGCGACTGGATGGGCCTTCCGCCGGACGAGGATATGGACGAGCTGCTGGCGCTGGAGAACTACATCCCAGCGAACCGGCTCGGAGATCAAAAGAAACTCACGGGAGGTGAGAGCGAATGAAGAAACTGGATTTGAAACGGTCTGCCTACGCGCTGGCGTCTGCGGACGGGCTGAATGCGACGCTGACCATGTACGGCGACATTTACGAGAGCCGCCCCGTGGACTGGTGGACCGGGGAGCCCATCGAGGGCGAGTTCATTTTGCTGGATGATTTCCTGGAAGATCTCCGGGAAGTCGAGGGCGCGAAGAGCCTTTTGATCCGGATGAACAGCTACGGCGGGGATGCGAATGTCGCGAACACCATCCACAACAGGCTGCGGGAGCTTGCGCGCGGCGGCATGGAGATCCGCTGCGTGGTGGACGGCGTGGCCATGAGCGGCGGCAGCCTCATCATGTGCGCGGCCGACATTGTGGAGGTCAACCCCTCCTCCATCATCATGATCCACCGGGCGTGGCGCTCCATGTGGGGCGGCTACAACGCCGACGACCTGCTGGAGGCTGCGGCGCAGATGGAAGTCTACGACAAAATGCAGGCCTCGATTTATGAGCGCAAAACCGGGCTCAGCGAGGCGGAGATCCTCGGGATGATGTCGGAAACCACCTACATGACCGGGCGCGAGGCCGTGGAAAAGGGATTTGCGGACCGGCTGCTGGAGGACGCGGAACCTTTGGCCATCGCCGCGAGCGAGGACGGCCACTGCATCTACCTCGGCAGCCGGAAGCTGCACCTTGCCCCCGGCATGATCGCCCCGGCGGCATTGCAGCGGATGGAGGATCCGGAAACCTGGCGCGCGAGGATGCGCGCGAAACTGAAAGGAGCATCGAAATGCTGAAAAGTCTGATTCTGGCGAAAAAGATCAAGACCCAGCGCGAGGAGCTGGACGCGCTCCAGGCGAAGGACGAGACCTACAAGGCGCTCAAGGACGATTTGAGCGCCGATATCGAGGCCGCCCAGACCCAGGAGGAGCGCGAGGCCGTGGAGAGCGCCGCTGAGGAGTACGACGCCGAAGTCACGGCCCACGAGACGGCGAAGGCGCAGCTCACGGAGAGCATCGCCGCCCTGGAAAAGGAGCTCGACGAGCTTGAGAAACCCCTGCCCGCCCCGGTCAGCGCCGGCGCGGAGAAACATACTGAAAGGATGATCAACACCATGATCTCTATTCCCACCAACATCCGGACGCTGGCGGCGGGCATCCGTGTTCTGGACGTGCTGCCGCAGGCGAGCCAGCAGGCCATCATGGCCGACCCCGAGACCGCGAAGTTCCTCGCGAACGTGCGTGATCTGGCAAAGAGAGCGCAGGCCAGCGTGACCGGCGCGGACGTCGGCATCCCGACGAACATCCTGCCGCTGCTGACCGAGAACCGCTACCGCTATTCCAAGCTCTATAACCGCGTCATGGTCCGCACCGTGCGCGGCGAAGCGCACCAGCCCATCGCAGGTCTCGCCCCCGAGGCGATCTACATGGACTGCTGCGACGCTCTCAATGAGTTGAGCTTCAGCTATTCCATGATCCCCGTGACCTGCCACATGCTGGGCGGCTTCGTCATGGTCTGCAACAGCCTGCTGCAGGAGACCGACTTCGACCTGCTGGCCGATCTCATTGAGATGATGTCCCAGTCCCTCGGCTATGCGAAGGACAAGGGCATCCTTTACGGCAAAGGCGGCACCTACGGCATGCCTCTCGGCGTAGTCACGCGCCTTGCGCAGCAGTACAGGCCCGACAACTACCCGCCCAACGCCCCGGCCTGGGTCGACCTGCACTCGACCCACATCCTCACCATCGACGGCAATAACCTCGACGGCGCCGCCTTCTGGGCCGCGCTGAGGATCGCGGCTGGTAATACCTTCAGCCGTTACGCGAGGGGCGAGGTCTCCTGGGTGATGAACTCCAAGACCTACGCCTTCCTGGAGTCCAAGGCCATTGCCACCACGGCCGGCGGCCAGTGGGTCGCCCTGATCGGCGGCAGACTGCCGATCGTCTCCGGGCAGATCGACGTGCTGGAATTCCTGCCGGACGGCGACATCATCGGCGGCTACTGGCAGCTGTACCTCCTGGCGCAGCATGAGACCACGGTGCTCGGCACCGACCGAACCGGCGCGACGCTGCGCATCAAGAACGCGACCCTCATCTACGCCTACGAGCGCTTTGACGGCACGCCGATCATCCCGGAGGGCTTTGTCGCCATGAACATCATGGGCCAGTCCGTCACCACCGAGATGACCTTCCCGGCCAACGCTGCCAACGATGCGCAGCTTGAGGATCTCACCGTCGGGGCGCTTACGCTGAGCCCGAGCTTTGACGCGGGCGTCATGACCTACACGGCCAGCGCCGCGAACAACGTGGCCTCCGCCATGGTGAACGCCACCGCCGCCCAGGCCGGCGCGGAGATCGAGATCACCGTGACCTCCGGCACGACCACCAAGAAGGTCAATAACGGCGCGAGCGCCGCCCTTGCCGTGGGCGCGAATGTCATCGCCGTGACCGTCAAGAACGGCAACGCGGTCAAGGTCTACACCGTGACCGTAACCCGCGCCGCGTCCTGATAACACCAAAGCTCCGGGGAGAGATCCCCGGAGCGTAACGGACGGAAAGGAGGGCCGGGATGGCCGACGTGCTTTTTACTGACGAGGCCCTGCTGCGGGACCTCAAAATCGACCTCGGTCTCTCCGCCACGGTCTACGATGAGCGCCTGACGGCGAGGATCTATGCTGCGCGGGAGCGGATCGGGAGCATGGGCATCCAGCTCGGCGAGACCGAGGGCGACCGGGATCTGCTGCTCATGTACGCGGCGTGGCTTTGGCGCTGCCGCAGCACACAGGCCCCGATGGGCAGGATGCTGCAGCAGGCGCTCAATAACCGCCTGTTCGGGCAGACGGCGCAGGAGGCGACGCCATGAAAGCAGAACTGCACACGCCATGGAGCGACGTGATCGCGCTTTTGAGCTTTGCCGATAACCAGGACGCCGAGGGCTACGGCGTGGAGGCGCCCGTGCGGCGCGAGATCTTCTGCACCTGGGAGGACGGGGTTTCGCAGAAAGAGTTTTACCTCTCTCAGAAGGAAGGCCTGCAGGCTTCAGCTTCGGCGGAGATCTGGCGCGTGGACTATGAGGGCGAGCGCTACGCGGAGTTTAACGGGCAGCGCTATCGGGTGATCCGGAGCTTTCCGAGCTCGTTCGACTGCCTCACGCTCATGCTTTCGGAGGTGGTCCGATGAGCATCGACGCTGTGCTGCAGACGGCGCTACGGCCGCTGGGCCTGCCGGTGTTCCCGAACAAGTACACCGGGCCGGAGCTTACGTACCTTGTGACGAACTGGACGATGATCCCGGCGCTGAATGCCGGGGATCTCGCCCACGCGGCGCGGTATCTGGTGCAGGTGCACTACTACCTGCCGGACAAAGAAAATCCGCACGAAACGCTGGAGGCGATCTGCCGGGCGCTCGTGGCCGCGGATTTCACGTGTCCGGAGATCATGGAAGTGGATGACGCGGAACGCCGGTCCGGGGCTATGTACGGGCAGCACTGGAGTATCGAGTGCGAGTACGCCGACGGGGGGTATCGCTATGGCGAAGCTTGTGATATCGGGCCTTGAGGAGACCGAGAAGACCCTGTTGGAAATGGCCGACATTCCGGACGAGGTCATTGAAAAAGCCCTGGGCGAGATGGGAAAAATCGGCGTCAATGCCGTCAAGAGCACCGGCGCCGCCTTGGGAATCTACGACGGCCAAAGCCGCGTGCATATCCTGGACAAGGTCAAGCTCGCCAAAATCGCAAAAACGCCGGGCGGCGGCTTCACCGAAGTCTATTTTTCGGGGACGCGCAAGCGCGGGAACACGGTGACGGCCAACAGCCTGATCGCATTTCAGAACGAATACGGAAACCGGCACCAGCAGGCGCGGCCCTTTGTACGTATCGCCGCCGCCCAGTACGGCGATCAGATCGCCGCGCCGGGAGAGAAAATCATCGGAGACTGGTTTGAACACCGATTTGAGGAATGACGAAAGGAGCACTACATGCCTACATTCGGACTTCGCGGCGCGAAGGTCGCGAAATATAACAACACCAACGGCGTCGTCACCTATGACGCGCCGATCGGCGCCGGGTGCGCCATCAACGTGCAGCTTCAGCTGCGCTTCGCCGAGGCCAGGCTTTATGCTTGCGACAACCTCGCCGAGTACCTGCGCGAGGCCTTGGGTGGGACGATGACCTTCGAGGCCAAGTATTTCCCGCAGGCCGCGCAGCAGCTCATGTTCGGCGCGACT